CTATGGCAGGCAAAAGTAAAGAAGAGTTAGCAAAATACGGGAAAAACACCAGGTTTAGCGGCTCACGAGCGGCTGAAGCTGGGAGGAAGTCTGCCGAGACTCGCGTGCAGATCGGACGCCTGAAGCATGCCGCTGAGGAAGTGGTCACACCGGAGAAGGCGCGGGAGATTATCGCCGCCCTGGCTGACAAGGCCGCATGCGGTGACGTGCAGGCGAGCACGTTTCTCCGCGATCTGCTGGGCGAGAAGCCCGTGGAGAAGGTGGAACAGACCGTGAACGAGATCTCTTTCCGCATTGAGGGCGTGGATCCGGAAGAAGCGGATGCGATCAGCGGATGATCAACATCAAGATTCAGCCGAAGCAGCTGGAGTTTTTCAAGGCGCGCGGGCGTCACATCTGCTACGGCGGGGCCAGGGGCGGCGGCAAGAGCTGGGCGGCACGAGTCAAGGCCGTGATGCTGTGCGGGCGATACCAGGGGCTGAAGGTGCTCCTGATGCGTCGGACGCTGCCGGAGCTCAGAGAGAACCATGTGAGGTTCCTGATCCCGATGCTGCAGGGTGTCGCGCGGTACAAGGAGACCGAAAACTGTTTCTACTTCCCGAACGGCTCGATCCTGAAGCTGGGCTACTGCGCAGCGGAGAAGGACGTGTACCAGTACCAGGGCCAGGAGTGGGACGTGATCATCCTGGAGGAGGCCACCCACTTCACAGAGGAGCAGATGATGTTCCTCACCACCTGCAACAGATCCGTGCGCGATGACTTCACCCCGCGGATGTACTACACCTGCAACCCAGGCAACGTGGGGCACGCATGGGTGAAGAGACTGTTCATCGACCGCGACTATCGCGGAGAAGAGCGACCGGAGGACTACTCTTTCATATCGGCCTCTGTCTTTGACAACGAGGTGCTGATGAAGAACGACCCCGGCTACCTGCGGACGCTGCGCAACCTGCCAGAGGACCAGAAACGGGCGTTCCTGTACGGAGACTGGGATGTGTACGAAGGGCAGTACTTCAGCGAGTGGCGCCGGGACCTGCACGTGATGGATCCGATCCCGATTCAGCCCTGGTGGCAGGTGTACCGGGCGCTTGACTACGGTCTCGACCGCCTCGCGTGCCTGTGGTGCGCTTTCGATGACGTGGGGAACGCGTACGTGTTCCGAGAAGTTTGTGTGTCCGACACAATCGTGAGCGACGCGGCCCGGATGATCCTATCAGCAGGGGATGAGCCGGTGACCGCCACGTTCATGCCGTCGGACTTGCTGGGGAGGTCCTCGCAGACCGGTGTCTCGATCTTTGAGACGTTCTCCTCCGCCGGTCTGCAAGGCACCCCGGTGTCTAACCCGCGGGTGGCCGGGTGGCTGAACCTGAAGGAGTGGCTGCACCCGGTGGACGACGGGACCGGCACGGTGCGACCGAAGCTGCGGATCTTCTCGACCTGCACGGAGCTGATCAGGTGCATGCCGCTGCTCCGGTTCGCAGAGAAGGGCGACCCATCCGACGCATCGACGGAGCCGCACGAGATCACGCACGCGCCGGACGCGCTGCGGTACATGATGGACGGACGCCCCAGGCTGGGCGTGAAACCGGTGGAGGAGCGGCACCACAGACAGCACGCGCCGATACAGCGGCAGGCGGCGAGCATTATGAGCTACGGAGGCAGACGATGATGGAATACATCCTGAGCGCACTGATGGGCGCTGGTGTGGCGCTGATGGCGTCCTGGTACTGGCGGCATAGAGACGAACGCACCGAGGGCGAACAGGCTAAGGAATCGCGTTTGAATACGCCAGAAGAGAGAGCGAGAGCCGAGGAGGAAGCGCGGCTGCGGAAGCAGTTCGATAATCTCATGAGGTATACGGGTAAGGAGCAGAAGAAATGAAGATCACCAAAGACGCGCTGGGCATCTGGAAAGAGTTCACGTCCGGCCAACAGTACAAGTCCGAGCTGGGGCTCTACGAGACGTACAAGCAGAACGAGGACATGTACGTTGGCAACCAGTGGGAGGGCGTGGACGCTGAGGACCTGGACAAGCCGGTGCTTAATTTCCTGCGGCGCGTCACGGGCATGGTGATCGCGAAGGTCGTGAGCACCGACTGGGGCGTGCGCTTCAAGGCGTTTGAGGACACGCCGGAGAACGACAACATCTCTCGGATGCTGTCCGACCAGGTGGACCAGGCGATCGAGCGTCTGAACCTGAAAGAGACGGCACGGGTCGCGATGCGGAACGTGTGCGTGGACGGCGACGCCTGCGTGTTCTTCGACTTCGATGCCGACGCCGACAGCGGGATGAGCGAGCCCGGAGCGATCACGGCGGAATTGTTGGAGAACATCAACGTGTACCCCGGCAACAAGTACGACCGTCGGGTGCAGGAGCAGCCGTACATCATCATCCACATGCGGAGGTTCCTGGGCGATGTGCAAGACGAGGCGCGGGAGAACGGCGTCTCCGAAGAGCAGGCGAGCGCGATCCGCGGGGACACGGACGAGAACCAGATGGAGCAGGGATCCCCTTCCGACCTGGTGAGCGTGCTCCTGAAGATGTGGAAAGAGAACGGCACAGTCCACTGCATCAAGTGCGTGAAGGACCTGGTGATCCGCAAAGAGTGGGACACAAAATTGAAGATGTACCCGATCGCCTGGACGAGCTGGGAGATCGTGAAGAGCTCCTTCCACGGGCGCGCGATGCTGACCGGCCTGGTGCCGAACCAGATCGCCATGAACAAGACCTGGGCGGGCATCCTGTACCAGATCCAGAAGACGGGCTTCGCCATGCCGGTCATCGACAAGACGAAGATCCCGGAGTGGGACGGCACCCCCGGCAGAATGATCGAGGCCTACGGGAACGTGGGCAACGTTCGCGACGCGGTGATGTACCTGGAAGCGGCGCCGATCCCCACGAGCGTGATGAGCGCGATGGACACGCTGATGAGCACGAGCCGCGACTGCATGGGCGCGAGCGACGCGACCGTCGGCGACGTGAACCCGAACAACGCCTCCGCGATCATCGCGCTGCAGCAGGCTGACGAGCAGCCGCTGGAGCTTCAGAAACAGAACTTCCACG